GCGGAAGATCTCGCCCTTGCCGATCATGGCCGGGTCAAGCGACTTCTCGCCAGTCTCCAGAATAATCATAGCCAACTGCTGGAGCATTCGAGCATCGGCAAGGCAGTTGATCGTTGCCGGCGAAAACCCGTACTGGAACGGCGACACCTTGCGCCAGCGCGACACGATGTAGTTCATGACAGGAAGGCCACCCTCCTGCAACACGATCTGGTGCTCGCAATCGACGTACATTGACAGGAACGGGAAGTCGGCATACTTCCGCATCATCTTGCGATCGTCGCCGTAAATCTCGTCAGTCGGAACGACGATGTGNCGNNCNTCNANNGNATCGCTNGGNGACTTCTNCGCCTTNTCCTTNGTNGTCGNGTGGCACTTGTCGANNNCCAGCGCTTGNNNNCNGNGCGCGCCGTCATNGGNACCTTGCGGTGCAGGCAATCGACCTGACCGTCTGCGTTCTCCATCCACGCGCAATCCTTGATGTGCCAAGGGCGATAGATGAAATGCGTGCGGCTTGCGCTTTCCTCAACCGACATGATGCGATTGCCGAACGTCACCCAATCATGGTCACATTCGTTCATGGCAGAGACGAAATTGGACCGGCGATCATACACGATCTTGCGCATATCCTTGCCTATGCGGTCGAACCAGTCCGCGTTGTTGCGGTCCTCGTCCAGATCATCGTTGCCGGTGCGTGGCGCAAACCAATCGCCCTGACGCAACACGGCGTTTGGCAGGTTGGAAAGCGTCTCGCGTGCCTGGATAGGCGTCGAGTCCATCACGTCTTCGGCAAAGTCATTCCCAAGCGTGAACGACCGCGTGAAGTCAGCGCGCATCGGGAAGAAGTGTTCGGCAAGCTCCTGACACAGGCTGTCAAACGTCTGCTTTTTCGAGAACAGGCCGCTGCCAATCTCGATCAATCCCTTTGCGCGGGTGTCCATGTTTACGACTGGCCCATAAGTTTGTTGCCGTAAGCCGTGGTGCCACCAGACGAGCCCTGCGTATCGCGGCTCATGACGGTGGACGAACGGCCCGAACGGCTGGTGAGGATCTGCTGCGCACGCGCTGCGGCACGCTTGGATTCCTGATCGTCCATGGTCGGCATCTTGGCCGGCTCTTTCGGCTTGTTGACCTTGAACAGTGCGCCCATTGCGTTACCCTCTTCGTCTCTTCAAATTCGAGTGGCCCAGGTTGACGACTCGGCGTCCTAGAACGCGCGGCCATCCTGTCAGTGTGCGCCTTTTGGACCGGACAAAGGCCCGGGAAGATGTGAGGCGTGCAGCATGATAGTCGTGTCGCCCTTGTCTGGCGATCGGCCCAGCCGTTCCTTCATCTCATCCTTTGGGCCAATCAGGATCTCGCCGCCGCGCTTGCCTGTCTTCGTCAGACTGTAGCGGTATGCGGCCAGATCGGCGGCGAGTTCAGGATCAGGCGGCAAAGCAATCTGCGAACCATAGTCAGGGTCTAGCGCCTCACGAAGCGACCACACTGCTTGCGCCCGAAGGTTGGCAAATCGATAGATGCCGTTCCGCGAAGCCCCATTCGATCCCATTGAACCCTTGAAGCCAAAGCAATCAATGTCGGCATGTGCAAGCTGCGTCAGGGTGTCTCCACCGTATCCGCCACCGGCATCAACAATGATCCGGCATCGATCGCGCATCACCTTGACAATCTCTGCGGCAGTCGTCGGGCCATCCGGCGTTTCTGAACCGGGAAAGCTGGTGAACTGCGAATACCAATCACCGTATCGGGACTGAATCTGCGTCTTGTCCTTGCCGCCTTGCGCCACGTCAGCGGCGGTTGCCGTCATTACCGTGTTAGCCGGCGGGCTTGACACCCATCGAGCTTGTGCCGCCCTGATCCATTCTGACGGGATCGCCTGCCATTCGTGATCGGCGCGGCCGGCAGTGAATGAACCGTACAGCAGTTGCGAGCGAAGCGGCTCAGGAAGCGATTGTAGTTTTGCCCGGTAGCCGGTGTTTTTCAGATACGGATTATCATCAAGGCTTGCCGGGATAAACGTCCGCGACATTGCCTCGTATTGCTCGCCGCCGCGCTCATAGATACCCGGCCCTTCGACCCATTCCGTCTCGCTTGCGACAACGATAGCCCAACGAAGCTCGCCAGGTAGTGCTTTATTCGGATGCGACGGATCGAGCCACGGCGCAAATTCTGTAATGAGCCATTCGCCATCGCCACCACGCGGCGGGTTCGACCCAAGGATGACGCGGCAACGCTGCCCTTCCCTTGTTGAGCGAAGCCAGCCGATCAGCGAAAAGACCTGGTCCTTTAGAAACTCGCCAGCCTCATCGAAGGCCAGATAGTCTTTCGCGTTGCCAGCGTGCTTGCGCCAGTCGTCCGGCTGGTTCAGACCGGCGAACTTCAATCTGCCGCCGTCATTGCGCTTGAAGACGTTCTCGTTACCGCCGATGAACTTGCCGTGGTACGGCTCGCCCAACTCCTTTACGAACTTGATAAGCCCATCGAGCTGGACAGCCTCACGACGAAGCACAAGCCCGTCATAGTGCCCGTCGAACCATGCGCCAATTTCCAGCGCCGACTTACCCCCGCCGGCCTGCCCGCCATAGAGCAGGATATCGGCCATGCTGTTTAGCGCGTCTGTCTGTGGCCCGACGTTCGGGAGGAATGGCTTATCCAGCTCCACCGCGACAAGCTTGCGCAACTCGTCCTTTTGCTCGCCAGTCAGTTTTGCCAGAACAGCCTCAAGCTGCCCGATGTCAACCTGCGTCATTTATCCCGCGAGACAGAACGAGAGCGATGGCCTTTGCAAGCTCACGGTCGCTCTTGCTTTCCGTCTGGATTGCTCCGCCGTCCTCCCCGGTGACTTCTTTCTTGTCCGCCAAGCCAAGGTCGCGGGCGATAATGTTGGCATTCAGGAGGTCAGCCGAGGCCCCCTCGAACTTCTGGGCGCGGATAATTTCCTCTACGCGCGTTGTGACTTCACCATAACCTTCACGCTGGCGATACTCAGACCATGCCTGTTTGCTGATATCGAGGAAGATGCAAAGCCCACCAATCGTCATGGCGCGCATCTTCGGCATGTTCTCGACAGTGACGACGCCTTGGAATGCAAACGGCTTGCTTTCCCATAGCGGGTTATTCTCTACCCACTCGAAATACTCAGTGCACGCGTTCCATAGGTCTTCTGGAGTGGCGAAGATTGGGGCTCTACCGTGAGTGCTGCGAGCCTTCCAGAACTGGTTTCCTACCGGAGCGGCCATATCAGCCCCATTCTCTCAGTTGCTTTGCCTGCTCTTCCAGAAGATCGGCGACGGAAGGCATTGGCATATGTGAAGCGCACAGGTGAATGGCGCATTCGAGGAANCGTATGGACGAGCGGCGCAGGTATTCGTCATGCTCGCGCTTTACCAGTTCGTCTAGTACGTCGAGTTCGCGCGGCGTCATATGTTAAACGGATCCGACAAAAGTCATGTCGTGCTCACCACAGTACCGCCGGAATGCCGCCTCATGCAGTTCGCCGGGAAGCATGTAGATCGCATGACCGATCGTGCCACCCTTCCATGAGCCCTTACGTTCACCAGTCTCTCCAGAGAACTGGATATCGAGGGCTCGGCGAATCTTTCGCGGGCGAAAGAGGGAAAGCCACTTGAAGTAACCAGTGCCGAAACGGTGTTCAGCTTCGGTAATGAATGTGGTGGCGGTCAACTCTTCGCCGTCGAAGTCCTTGAATGCAAATGTTGCCTTTGGCATCGTCTCTTCGAAATCACGCTGCGCCTGGAAGGCAGCGAACCGGGCCTCCCGGTCTTTTCCTTCCCAGTCTGTGCGAAGATGCTCACCGTCAAGCCCATACCAGGACTTGCGGACATAGCGCCAGTTCGTCCACGGCAAGAAGCACCCCCACGATTGCGTCGTGCTGCTGTCCATTGTCTGCCGGCCAAGCTTAACCGACAGGTGGCCTTCGAAAACGGTGAACCCATAGCTTCGCTCATCGACTTCCTCGTACCCCTTGCGCCCATCCGGGCCGGACACGGCCCAATCACGGTTGCTGAGGTCAACCCAACTAACGTATGGCTTGATGATCCGAGGTAGGGCGATGATGACGGTGAACCCATAGAAGCCGAACCGAAGGCGGTTACCGCCTCCCTTGCCGCTATCAATCACCGCCTCAAGCCTCTTATAGGTGCGGTCGCGGGCTAACAGGAAAGGCCCAAAGCGGCGATCATTATCGCCCCAACTCAAAGTGTTCATATCGATGTCCTTTGTCGGAAGTATTGAGGCGGATGGGACCGACATCCCACCCGCCGTTGCGCGCAACACCTTTCATCCTGTCGGAGATGATCCCAGTGTATGTCAAATATGGATCGCGCGCGGGACAACGGCGAGAGTCGCGTCTGCCGACGAGTAGTCAATCGCGACCATGCTTGGTACGCCGCCGAGAGACGCAATCGAGCC